GGGCTGGCTTCCCAGTTATCCCAAGTATCCACTTCTCCAGCTCTTGAGCGACAGTCATCGCAGGGGTTTTTAGATATGGCAATCCACTTTAGGCTTTGCCCCATTTCTCCAGCTCTGCGGAATGCTTGATTAATTCCTCCAGTAACTCCTCGTTTAATGGAGTTTCGTAATTCCCCGAAGATTCTTCCGTTGGTAGCAAGGTCTTGCTCAAGAACCCTAATAATTGATTGTTCATCAAGACCATTTCTTGTAAGCCTGTCAATTTCTTGTCCAAGTCGTTCAGAGAAGATTCGTATGTCGTAAGACAGTCCAAGAGCAGTCTCAATAAGTAGTCTTCTATCTTTTTCATCTAATTCTCTTTTCTTAGCCATAAACTAATTCCTTCTACCCTAGTGATACAACCTTTTTGTTAGAACGCAAGGCTACTCTTATATCTTTTTTAAATTTATCAAATGTTGGCATAATTTGTTTTTTAGATATAGTAATAAATTCTCTTCGTTTTTTATGCTTTCCAGCCTCTCCTATATGATGTAAATAGCCGTATCCAAGCATATCTAACCCCTCAGAGGTTCCTTTTATGCTTCTATATAAATTTCCAGTTTCAAAAAGAGGTTTTGTCCCGCCAGTCCCTTTTCTTTTTCTTCTTGCCTTTGTTTGTGGTTCTAACTTTGGCGTAACACCCCTGTCAATAGCTTCTTTTGAACCTTTTTCTGCACTTCTAGCGTATCTTTGCATTGTTTTTTCTATTATCTTAGGCATTTGATTATTTAAAGCACTAAAATCAAAATTAACTAATATTTCTAATTTCATCCCAGAATTTCTCCCCTAGTTCTTTAGATTCTAAATAGTTATCAATATTATCAGCAATAACACGCTCTGCCTGTGATTCTGCCCATAAAATAGGGTCTTCTATGATTTCTTGTAAGTTTCCTTCAAACTCAAAGTCTACATTATTGATTTTGTCCAGCTCCCTGACGGAATTGCGTAAAGATTGACTGGCTGTTTTCTTGCTCATTTACTCTCCTATTTTCATCTATCAATTTTTGAGCTTGCTTTTCTGTAAGGTCTTTGTTTTCACGAACCATTATCTTTGCTCTAGTAATAAGGTTGTTTTGAATATCAAATTCATCTTTTAATATCTGGTCTTGAACTGTTTTAGGGTAATCTACCTCTTCAAAATCAACACCAAACTCTTCAGGAAGAGAAATGCCATTATACTCAGCTATTGTTCGTTCTACATTGTAAAAGTCTTGTTCGTACAATCTCCATAGTGCAATATCATCGTAATAGTCTTCCTTTCTTTCCATATCTTTAATCATTAATGAGATTCCACTAGGCACTTCTCCACCAGATTCCGCCCATTGAATCCATAAATGATTATTAGATGCTACAAGTTCTATTTGAAACTTTATATTATTTATAGCCTCTTCTATATTTCCACTTGGGCTTGTTATATTGTATGCTCCGTCTTCTCCCATGTCAAGAATAGTATTAGAGCCAGCTCTTAACATACTTTGGTCTGCTCTTAGTCCTGTTACCCACGGCTGACCAAACATATTAAACCTCATGCCTAGATTCATTTCAGTTAAGGCAATATTGACTTGCTCATTGCAATTAACTACATCACTAGCACCCTCGACAAAGAAAGAATCGAGCTGGTCTTCTCTGTGAGTAAATACAAATGGCAAAATTCCATAAGGATTGTCTATTTCTTCTATCATTTTACCATCTTCATTCATTATGCCGTATTTTTCACTATCCCAGTATTCCCATTGTAAATTTTCTGTGTTTGAAAGGTCTGCTGTGCTATTTAATAGTGGGTAGACTACAGCACTAGGAACAAAAGGGTTTTCGTCAAAGTATGCCTCAAAATAATAAATAGGTCTATAGTCAAAAAAACCATCTCTCCAATGTACTCGATTTGCTACAGTACCTAACAGCCTAGTCATTCTTTCAGAATGTTTCATGCGAACATCTTTAGTTGGTGTTAGCTCTTCGTATCTTTCTGTGAGATTGCCAAGATTCCTTTTAGCTCCTAGACTATATATTCTACTAATTTTGTTAATAAATTTTCTTGTAAAATTTGTCATACTAGGCGGTATTTCAGAAAAAGCATCTCCGCTAAAATAGTTAGAGATATATTGCTCTGTAGAAACCCCAGAGTAATAATTTAAATGCTTTCTAATCTCATTACGCCTAGAGTGAGACATCATTAGCTTTGTTTCTAGCAGTTTATCTTTTAATATTTTTTGAATCATCTTTGAATCCTTTTCATTTCTTGGTTTCTCATTGGAAAGCGATTAAGTATAAAATACCTGAACGCATCATTGCCGTGATCATGGTATCCATCTTTTAATGGCTCTTCCTTTACTGGTTTTCCGTCCTCTGTCTCTGGGTATCTATATTCCTCAAAGTCTTCTATGACATCAGTACATCTTTTATCAACATGAACTCTTCTAATTCCATCGGCACTTTCAAAGAAACCTCTGGTGTAAGCAACGCTATTAACAATATTTCTACTAATTCTATCTCTTGTGGAAAGTATGTTAATCCCACTACGTCTAAATATTTCCATATCTCCCCTACCTGACTGTCCTTGAACATTTGAACCAGCGGGGTCGCCATAGAAAGACATAATAGGATAGCCCTTTGTTTTGATAAGTTTTATTAAATCTTCTGTTTTTATGTTTTGTTTGTGTAGGATGCAATCAAAAATTCTAATATGCTCTATTTCATCTTTCCAGTATGTCTGTATAAAAAGAACTGCGGGCATACGATAACCAAAGTCAATCGTACAATAAGTGGGTAAGTCAGGGTTGTAAGGAAAGTCTCCAGTATCTAAGTCTCTATGGAAGTTCCACACCTTGCCCTCAAATACAGAAAATTCTGCTCCAAATTCTTGACCAAAAAGTTCTTTTGACATATTTCTTTTTCTTTCTATGATTGCTGGGTCATTTAACCCTAGCGGAAACTCATACTGGTTAATCCATGATGGAGATGTATGGCTTTCCCATAGTGGGTCTTCTGCCCCTAGTTTAAATAAATCATATATCCAGTTTCTACCCTCTGGCGTAGTAATAAAAATAACTTTACCTTTTCTTCCTGCTACTGTTGGGGATAAGTACATATCCCAAATCTTTTTATTCATCTTGGCAACTTCGTCAATTACAAGCAAGTCAAGACCTTCCCCTACAAGACTTGAAGGATTATCTGCTGACATTCCTTCTACGATAGTACCCCATTTAAAACGAATGTACATATCTTTTTCTGATGCCTTATCAACATCTTCAGGATGCCCAATAACCATTCGTTGCCAAATTTCACGAAATATTAAACGAGCTTTCTTATATGACATCCCTACTACCCAGATTCTTTTATTGGGTTGAGACGCTACATAAGTAGCCTCCATAGCACTAGCCCATGTTTTTCCAAATCTTCTCCCACACACAACCACTTGAAATCTGGCATCATGTTTTTTAGGGAAATGCAAAGGAATTTGACCATCATGCGGTTTATAACCTAAGTATTCAAACCACTTTTGTTTAAAATCGTAATTTTTTTCTTGCATTAGATTACTTTTACAACTTACATTATACCATAACTTTAATGCAAGAAGAAATCTTGCATATTCACTAACTCACTAAAGAGGTAAAAATGTCTGAAGAGAAGACCATCGAGCCAGATGTAAAACAGGAAGCCGTCACAAAAGACGAAAATAATGTACCAATTTCAAGATTAAACGAGGTTATTTCAGAAAGGAATGAACTTCGTGAGTCTCTTGAATCTTTTAAAACACAAGAGGAAGAAAGTAAAAGAGCAAAACTGCAAGAAGAAGAAAAATGGCAAGAATTAAATGCCGAACTCATGAAACAAATTGATTCTTACAAACCTTTTAAGGAAAAATGGGAATCAATGGATGTCAAACTTCGAGAAGTCGCTTTATCTAAACTTCCTGAGTCTAAACGAGAAAAATTTTCCAATGTTGATACAGATGTTCTTTTGGATATAGTTGAGGAATTTTCCGAAACAGAAAAAGTAAATCCACCTGACAGAAAAGGAACAGTACCCACGCAACAAGTTGGTGACTGGACTGATATGTCGGGAGAAGAAAGACGAAAGAACTGGAATGCAATATTGGAGTCATACATAAAAAGGTAATATAAATGGCTAAACATTATCAAGGTAGTCCTGTAACGACTACAACAGACCAGCATTTTATTCCTGAAATTTGGGCAGATGGTATATACAAGTTCTTTGAAAGAAAAACAGTCTTTCGTGGGTTAGTAGATGATTATTCTGCACTTTTTACTGGAAAGGGATATGGTGATGTTCTTCACATTCCTGAAATGAGTCTTATTAGTGCGAGTGACAAATCTGCTGGTTCAGATGTTTCTTATGATGCAACTGTAACAACAGAAACTCAGCTAACTGTCAATAAACACAAATATGTCGCAAAATTATTTGAAGATGTGGCATTAATTCAATCCGAAGCTGACTTAGTAGAAAAGTATGCAAAAATGATGGGCGAAGCTCTTGCTCGTCAGGTTGATTCTGACATTTGGAGTGAGTTACAATCACTAGAGGATTCATTGAATCTTAGTGCTGACGATACGCTAACTGCCGCTAAGTTTGAAGAAGCATTAGCTACTTTAGGTGAAGCAGACATTCCATACATGGATGGAGAATGTGCAATGGTTGTTAATCCAACTCTTTTTGCTGATATTCTAAATCCCTCTGCTGGAGTTGCTCAATACTTTATCAGAAATGATGCAGTTGGAGAGGG